GGGATTTCTTTCAACAACATTCTTTCTGTTATGTGTAAGAGGAAATACCGGATACCATGCTGAGTAACTACTACTATGCATACGCATTGAAAGCAACCAACCATAATTAGTAATATCACTTTTAAGGAATATCAGCAAATTTTTGTCTCCATCAGCTTCCTGTGTAAGTTCTAAATCGTCTACATCTAATTTCCGAACAAGTGGACCAAGTTCGTCCCTGACACGTTGTACCCTCTGAAATGCATCAGACCGGTTCATAGGTCTGTTCTGATCATAGCTCTCCCGCACCTTGTTATCAATAGCAATGTTTACTGCATTATCTATGTCCTCGGATTCAAATCGGGTAGACGCTACTATGTCTACCCAAAATCGAACCCTCTCATGTAATTGTACGATATTCATTTTTAATTAAAATCCTCTTCTGTTATTTTTATTATTTGCTGTTTGATCGTTCTTGCTACATTTTTAACAACAACATCTTTTTCTGACAATTCATTACTTATTGCTGACATTATAGCAGTGTCCTGACTCAGATATTTAATTGCATCAGGCTTACTGAATCCCAATGAAACAGCCTTGTATAAAAATCCTTTATCAGCCTCAGCTATTATAATACCTAGAGCTCTTGCAGATTCAAAGAATTCTCCATAACTGCGGCTTTTGTTGTCCCATCTTTTGTTGAAGTTTGCAGGATAATTCTTTGCCTGTTTTAACAAGCCACCACGAACTATTTCGAAGTTCGCATTTTCCCTCAGATCAACTCCAAGATACCTGCAAAAATTAACCATAGACTTCGGATCATCTAGGATCTTATCAACTCTTTCAAAAGCAAGTTTCATCATCTCGATTTCTCCTTTTTCAATTCTTGCTTCCTCGATCGGATCATAAACCTTATAATAAGGATTCTGATTCTGCCATGGGGAATTCAGGATATCAGGATGGAAACGTATAACGGACCATACCCTTGCATCATCTCTTTTATCTAAATTCAGGGATAGATGATCATGCAGCTGGACTTTTTGCCATTTTATGTTTCCAAACTGATCCTGCTCGATTGCAATACCGTAAAGAACGCCTGTTATCGGATCTTTCTGGAAGGTTGCAACACGGTTAGGTGTTTTGTGCAAGTCTTCACTGATCGGCTGGATTTCCACCCAGGGAGTCATTAATTCTTTTTTTCTTTCATCCATTATTCTGGATGTCACCTTATCAATGTCCATCACATCATACAGAATTTTTGATCCCATCTTCTGAATCGCATGTTCAGCAATCCAGCGTCTTTCATCCATTGTAACTAATTGATTTATCATAATATAAAAAATAAAAATGGTTAAATAAAAAAACATTTGTATGAAAAGATAAGGATAAATTATCCTTGTCTCAATATCATAAATTTTACGCTGTTGCAGGGGGACCCATTATCCCGCAAGTTTTAGTATTAAACGTTGCAAGTAGAGTTTCCTTCAACATATGAAATGCTTTAGCATCAATTGGGCTTCTAGGATTTCCTTCACCTGTCATACCAACTTCCCAATAATACACAATGTTCCTGTTTACACCAGCACGGCCTCTTGCCCTGATTTCAACATTTGTCCTTCCTCTTGTATCAACATCCAGATCCATGAAGTAAAATGTATTACTCATTCTTAGTTTACCGTTGGTAAGTTTAGCTGGGAACTTTTCCTCGTCATCCATCATTGGATTCTCAACAAATACCATTTGTTCACCCGCAATGTTGAGTCTTTTGAAATTATACCCGGTTATAATCTCAGTTCCACCAGCTTTTGCTGTTTGTGCGACTTGTTGTACAAGCGGCATCCCAACATTGTACCTTGAGGCAGCAATTGTATGGGCACTTGCCATTCCATCAGCACCAGTAACAACAACCCAGGTATTACCTGAGATCCTGTTTTTCTTCTTTTTAACCGTTCTGATCATGTCAGAAAAGTCATCATAGGTAGGATCTCCATTTACCCCCGAAGTTTCGAGATCATTAGCACCTAAGATTTGCTGTATCCATCCATCGCCAGCAACGATATCCTGGCCATGTTCATCTTGCATTGATGCACGAGGTAACAAGTTACCATATCCATCACGCATTGTTGATTCACTCCACCATAAACGGTACTCGTCTTCCAGTAGAAACTGAGCACGCATTTGGGCTTCTGCTTCAAAAGCAAATCCTTTTGAATTATTTACTTCGTACCATATAACCTCATTAGCATTCACGTCACCAGACAGGGAAATTGATTTTCTCTGCTTTGTTGTATGCTGGATATAACGATCAGGATAATGGAAGTTTCCATAACCACGTCTGGAACGCTCACCGAATGTGGTATAGCCGCCAAATACAGTCTTACGACCTATTTGTGAACCCACCCATGTGGCCCAGACAAAAGTTTTACCGGGATAACATTCGAAACGATACAGGTATTTTCCATCATGTCCTATTGGACGTGTCATCACTCTTGCATGCTCACCATTGGGAAAAACACAGTTCATTCCGATGGTCATGTAAGAATCTTTCAGGTACAATTGGAAAGTACCGCCTTTTGTAGTTGATGCTGCAGAACTCGTTCCGACAACTGCAGTCCCAATTATTTCAGAAGCTTTTTGTATCCTTCCCATGATCTTGTAAGACCATGCATTTGAAGAAACCATTTCCCCTTGAGGAATAGGTTTAATCTTGGTTTGAACGGTGTCTCCACCGCTAGGAGTAACTCCGGAAGCCGTATAGCGGCCATCGCGTGCTCCAGAGGTCAAAAGGGTCATCAAATACCTTTGTTCAGCATACATGATTACCCTGTCAATATTTTTAGTAGGGTCAAGCAAGTGATTTTGCACAAGGTGAAATTCTTGCGCATCTCCCTCACTTACACTACCGTGAGTTATCTTGATTTTCATCCTTTGATTGTTTTAAGTATTAATAATTAATGCTCAAAGTCAATCAGTAGATTCCCCTATGTAGCTGTCTCGTCCTCAAACATGGATTCATCAGACCATGAACCAAAGTTCTGCTTACCTCCTTCTTGATCTCCCTGTTTGCCTGTGCCTTTCCCCTGTGCGGAACCTTGAGATTTGTGCAATGCATCTGTTTGTTTGTCAGTGGCCTCATTGTGTCCTTTTCTATTTTGTTCGGACGCAACAGCTGAGTAATTCTCAATAATCTTCTTACCAAACTTGGTAAGCATATAAGCCGAAAGCTTAGAACTAGCAGGATTTTTGTTAGCTACTTCGTCAAATACACCCGAGTCAATATCACGAACAATGTTCTGTTTTGCCTTTGGTGTTAGCTCAATGCCCATAAAGTCATCCTGAGCATTGACATAATTTTTCATGCTTTCAATTTCCTGTTTATTCTCTACTTTTGTCTTTTCACTTTTTTGGGAGACAATTTTTTCTCTGTCTCCAATTATTGTACTGATTTCTTCCTTAATTAATTTATTAGCATCTTCATCAATCTTTGATGCCGCATCTTTTATTTCTCTTGTTCCGAGTTCATCGATCTCCTCTCCAGCTTTTGTAGTAGCTTCATCACTACTCATTCCTGCTTTCGTTAGTTCATTATGCCTGACATAAAGAACTTTCTGTTCCGGTTTTAATCCGATCACACCTTGTAATGAAGCTATATTCTCATTCTGAAAGAAATCCTCAATCGTACCTTCATTTTTATTTAAATGCTTAATTATTCCTTGTGCATCAGCAGAATAACCATCAAGTTTCACCTCCTGTTTAGCATTCTCGATTTTTTCGCTGAGCTGCTTCTTCAGCTCTACGGGATCCTCAGTATCAATCTCAAATTCCGAGGCAAATCCTTTGACATCAAAAGTATCAGCGGCCTTTCCCTCACCTTTTCCTGATTCATCTTCGAAGAAATCTATATTTTCTTTTCCTTCACCTCCCTTTCCTTCACCAGCCTTTCCTTCACCTCCTTCTCCTTCACCAGTGCCATCTTTACCTTCTCCAGCACCCTTTCCTTCTCCTTCACCAGCTCCTTCATCTCCTTTGCCTTCACTGGATCCTTCTCCTTCTCCAGCTTTTCTTTCAGTTCCTTCACCTTTTCCTTCATCTCCCTTACTGTCCCCTTTCCCACCATCACCAGCTCCTTGATCTCCCCCCTCTTTTCCTTTGCCTGCGGTATCACCTTCGGCGCCTTCTTTTCCAGATGCTCCCTTGCCCTTCTCTCCAGCGTCTCCTTCATTGTCTCCATTAGTTCCGGTCCCATCACCATCGGTACTTTTTTTTCCGAATTGAAAGTCGTCTTCCTCGTTATGGGCAGACGTTTCTTTTTTTTCTGTATTTTCTTTTCCATTAGGCATAACAACAATAATTAGTTAAACAAACAAAAGTATAAAATATAAAAGATCAACCCTCGAATGGATTGATAGACTTTGCTTTTTCTTTTTGTAAACCAATCTTTCCAAGATCCTTTTGAAAATCCTGAGTAGCCTTTACAGCTGCCTTCAGACTTTCAATTTCTTTTTTTCCTTCAATACGTAGCAGCTCCATTTCTTTGTCGTGAACTTGCTTGTCTTCACGATCAGCGGTTGCTACACGTTCTTTACTCTCAACCTCGCTTTGTTTTGCTTCTTGTTTTGTTCTTAGTTCTTGTTGACGGATTGTCGCAAGTTCGGTATGTGCCAGGTCAAGAACCTTAATTGCTTTTGCAAAATTTTCTTCCATGTAAAACTTGGCAACATCTTTTGTACGTAATAGACCGGCATTGATTTCCTGTGGAAATAGCTGCTCAAGCTTTTGAAGTATCGTCTGTTCTTTTCTTCCGTCAGAAATGGTTACTGCATAATTATGAAACATCAGATTCTTTGTCGAGATAAGATATTGTATCTCTTCATCAGAGAGTACAAATTGCCTGGAATCTTCGCCGTATTGTGTGATATTTAGTTTTGACTTCTCAGCCAATTTCATAAGTACCCTTTCAATATATTCCTTCATAAAGTAGAACATATCATAAGTCATTGATCTCGATGCTTCAACATTACTTATATTCGCCGTTGCGGTACTGGTTGCCTTTTCAAGTCCTTGACGAGCATCATTCATTCCTGTTATTCGATCCATAACTCTTTCGATGTCCATTGCCTGCTGAAGCAAAATTATAAGATTCTGGCTTTGTCCCAGATTTGCTGTACCTATCCCAACCTTACTGCTATCTACTTCAATCCCACTTATATTTCCTTCTGCAGATGAATTATACCTAACAACTCCATCCTCGCTTATCGAGTGCAATACATCAATGAAACGCTGGCCTTTAGGAAGAAACGCATCATCATATATTAAGGTATCTCCACGTATCTTTCGAATTTCTTTGTTAATCATGAACCGGATATCGTCATAGATTCTTTCCAGTTCGTATATAATCTCCTGGATAGAAACACGTGATCCGTTAACAGTAGAAAATAACATACCGGTATAATCAAAATCTGCATTGAATTTACCGTTTTCATTCAGTATCTGTATAATATCTTCTTCCTTTTTTGCCTCAGTATAAATATCCCTGTTTATACGTGAAGCAGTCCAAACCACCTCGCGATAGTATTTCTCGACTTCATACTTTCCTTTTTTCACATCAAACTGTATTTTAGACTTATTTTTCTTGTAGTATTCTTCACTTAGGATGCGTTTATATGGGATGCTGGATCCTTTGGCCGAAGAAGTTTTCTTATAGACTGTTTCAAGTCCTTTCCATTGAATAGTATAAACAGGAAAAGCAGGATATCCATTAATCATCTCTACAGATCCTTGGCTAGGCTCAATATTAATTTCATCCTTCATTTCTTTCAAACTGGTTTTCTGAGGATCAGTCAGAATAAGGTCAGAGCTAGTCAGAATTTCATGATAGTACATCATCCGTACTTCTCCCCGGTATGGACTTCTTTCAAGGAACGGATCAGATACGGATTCCTCATACAAAGCAAATTTTGTAGGAATAAACCGGTATGTATCTATTCCATTAATATCTCTTTCATTCTTCCCATGTTGCTCAGCTGCAATAGTCATGTCAATGAAATTATGATAGAATTGAGATTTAAGTCTCTCGTTTTTCAACTTATCTTGAATAATTGTGCCCATGGCAATTTCATTACCAAGCTTGAAATTATTTATGTTCCAGTATGTTTTGTCATTTTTATTTGGAATTTCAATACCATCAAATACATTGTAGCCCATTGCCCTAACTTTTTCAATAGATGCTTTAGCCAGTGACATGCCATACATATTCTTATATTTCTGCATTTTCTCATTTTTGGCATCACGGTTTGTACTGGTAACCTGAGCTTTTATAGGTATTTCTAAGAACTCACCATGTAGTTGTTTTAGTTTTGAGCGACCTAGACGGTACTTGACATATTTAGTCTTGGACTTTTTGCCAGTGGTTTTTATAATACTATTGATCTCACTTTGATCAACAAGACCATTATAGGAATCATAGAGTTTATCCAGGCGCTGCCTTCTTTGACT